GGGTTCTGGCACGCAGCCGACACGATGGCACGGCCCAGCGTGGCCGCCCGGTTCCACGTCGGAATGACGACAGACACGCTCACAGCGTCGCTCCCGTGCAGATGGCAAGCCGGTAGTGGCACATCGGCCCGTAGCCCGTGTGGAGAGTCTCGTCATTCATGCCGAACACGAAGACGTTTCGGAAGTACCGCTTGAGCGTGGACCGCAGCCCGTCCTCGGTCTTGCAGTTCACATGCCCGGCCCGGCTCAGTGCGGACGCATGCGGCTGCGACTCCAGCGAAGGCATGCCGCAGATGAACGTGCCGTACTCGCCGATGCTAAGGGCCACGTTGCCAAGAAACGCCCCCTCATGGTGCGGCGGGATGTGCTCGAGCACGTCTAGGGCGTAGGCGGCGTCGAAGAGTTTCGGCAGACGATCCGGCACGTAGCGTGGCCCGGCCACCATGTCGTGCTGCATCAGCATCGCGTTGCCTGGCCGATGCCGGGAGCGGGCCTCGTCGATGAAGGCAGCGTCGAAGTCGGTGGCCATGACGTTGCCCACGGCCTGGGCCACGATGCGGGTGGCGAACGCATCGCCGCAGCCGATCTCCAGCACCCAATCGCAGCCGGCCAGCACACGGGCCACGAACTTGTACCGGGCCAGCGTGAACCCGAGCCGCTTGGCGTCGATCTCGTACGTGTGCGAGCTCATGGCACCGAGAGCGTGCCGCTCGTAGTCGCTGAACACGGCGTACTGTGGCTCGCTCACGAGATCCGCACGGTCGTCCGTGCCTCCTGTCCGTAGCTCTTCTCGACCACCAGGCGGGCCACGTTCGTGTCGTCGCCGATCACGTCCTGTAGTGCGTCCAGCACGGCCTTCGCCAGGTTGTCCACGTCGGGCCTCGGTAGCCGTGGTGCCGTGGGCTTCACGCCGGCCTTGTTCAGGTGCGACTTCGGCCGCTCAAAGACAGCGTCGATCACGACGTTCAGCGGCTCGTCTTGAGCAACAAGCCCAGCCTCGTCGGCCGCCTCTGCAATCGCCTTGCGGTACGCATGCACCGGGTGCTCTTTGGGAACGTACGCCCGTGCGAACCCGCCCCGCGTCGAGACTCGTGGCCTCGGCTGCGGGACGGGCTCGCCGGCGATGGTGAACGTGACGGCCAAGGCTCACCGATAGCGGATGACGGCGAACCAGCCACGCCGCAGCGGACTCCAAGCCACGCCGATGTCCACGGGCGTCCGCTTCCCGTAGAAGCAGCACGACCGCTTGGCGTGCTCAGGCGAAACCGTCGAGAACCCGATCCCCTCGTACTGGCCGCAGCTGCTGTGCACCAGCGAGCCACGACGGGCGATCACGACGGCGTGGTCACTGGCACTGACGACCGAGCCACGACGAGCCACCACGGTGGTGTCGGCGTTGGCCACGGCGGCGAACGCAAGGGAAGCAGCGAGCAAAACGAAACGCATGGCAATCCTCCGTGAACTCCCGGTATCCGCCGGGACGCACGCAACATGCCAAACGTGTCAAGCGAGCCGACTATGCAGCACTCGGTAACGCCGTGTCTCGCGTCACGCGGCCGTGCGGCGCGGGATCGGCGGGGTGCTATGCGGCACGGGGGCGGCTATCGAGAACCGCATAAACACTGGTTATGCGTCACTTTACGCGACGCTTCTTCTTTCGGATTGGTTTTGTTTCATCGTGCAGGCGGTTCAACAGTTCACTTACCAGAAGTTGATCGCAGTCAATCGCCCGCATCGGCACACACCTGATCGCATCCAAAAACATTCGCACTGTCGCCTTCAGTCGCTTATGTTCCGGCATCTTGTCCAGCCGCCCGAAGCGACGAGCCTCTGACGGAGTCGGAATGAAGGGGTCTTCTTCGTCTTCAAGCGTTCTCATGTCTCACCTCGTTTGACGCAGAAACACTGGTTATGCGTCACTTTACGCGACGCTTCTTCTTTCGGATTGGTTTTGTTTCATCGTGCAGGCGGTTCAACAGTTCACTTACCAGAAGTTGATCGCAGTCAATCGCCCGCATCGGCACACACCTGATCGCATCCAAAAACATTCGCACTGTCGCCTTCAGTCGCTTATGTTCCGGCATCTTGTCCAGCCGCCCGAAGCGACGAGCCTCTGACGGAGTCGGAATGAAGGGGTCTTCTTCGTCTTCAAGCGTTCTCATGTCTCACCTCGTTTGACGCAGAACCAGCGGATGAAGCGGACGGCGGGGCCGCCGCTTATCCTGCGTGTTCTCAGGTCCGTGTATCGCCGGTGCCCAAAGCGGTTCGCAATCCCGGTTTATCCTTCCGCCCGCTGCCGCCCCGAGCGACGCATGATCGCCGTCGGGCATCTGAGCTCTCGCCGCCGGCGCGGCGTCATGTTTTGTGCTGAAAAAACTTATGCGAAGTACTCCACCGCCACCCACATGATGACGACAGCCGCAAGGCACGCATCCGGCGGCATCGCATCCACGAGCGTCATGAGCTCGCTCATGCCAAGTCTCCTCGAAACCGTTCAATCGGCCACGACGAGCGGATGCGTTGGCACGCCTCCTCAATCTCGGCAGGCGTCGGGAAGTACTGCTCGCCTCTTCGCAACCCGCCGGTAGCCGTCTTGCGTGTTAGCCCCAGCTTGTGCGCGTAGTTGCGGATGCACGTCACAGAGACCTTGTATTGCACCGCCATCTGCATCAGCGTCACTGCGTCGTCCGCCCACAGCCGGGCAAACTCCTGCTCATCGGCAGGGGCGAACGACGCTACACGTCCGTACCTCATGCGTCCTCCGCCAGCGGCATGATGACGCCTGTGTAAGGGCCGCACTTCATAAGAACACGGCTTTGAGCGTCCTTTATGTACAGATCAACGTGCGGCTGTTCGTCGGCCGGCAAGTGCCTCGGGTCCAAGAAGTCAGCGAGGTATCGCGGGTCGAGCTTCACGCTCGCCGTGCTGCCGGCGGCGATCACAGGACATATCACCTTGCTCTCGCCGTACTCGCTTGAGCGGCCAGCCAAGACCAGCGTGTTTGAAGTCCACGTCAACGAGATGCCCTTCGACTGCTCGCTCGTCACGATAGCCGCCGACTGCACCGCCTGGAGCAGTTCGGTGGTGTCGATGACGGTGGCTTGGCCTTCAGCCTCGCCGACCACGTCACGCCAGGGCGGGAATCTCCCTTCGACCAGGCGGCCCGTCACAGTGCATCCGTCGAGAGCAAACACAACTTCCTTCGTGTTGGCTTCGACAACCACAGACCCGTCGCCGGTCGCCATTGCCGCAACCGTCGCCATGACACGAGCCGGCACGAGAGTCAAAGACGCATCCACGGCCTGATCGCTCTCTGTTTCGACGCACGCCAACCGGCGTCCGTCCGTCGCAACCCAGTGCTGCATCGAGCCGTCTTCAGTCGGCGTCACGTCAATCAGCACGCCGCCGAGTGCGTAGCGGCTGCTCTGGCTGTCGGTCGCATACGTGGTCGCCTTGGCGGCCCTGGCGAACTGGTCAGCCGGCAGACGGCAGATCGACTCAAGTGCGGCGGCCTCCCACGTCGGGTACTCCGCAGCGTCCTCGGTCGGCAGCGTCCACGAACCGCCGCCGCACTTAACGACCACGCTGCTGTCCTTCGGCGTCAGAGTCACGGTGTCGCCGGTGGCGGCCCGAAGGATCGCCGACAGACGGTGAGCTGGCAGCAGCAAGGCATCGCCGTGGTAGTCGATCTCGCGGTCAATGCGGACTTCAAGGTCTGTGCCCGTCAACAGCCCGTCCCCAAGGCGGACGTTCTGCAGGATGGGCTTGGCTGATCTCGTCGGCACCGCCCGCAGCACATCGGCGAGTGCCTGCTGCAGCGTAGCCTTGTCCAAAGTCATCGAAGACTTTCGTTCCTTCGTTGCCGTCGCCATGTCACGAATCCTTTCGCGTGAGTGCAATCCCTACAAAAATGCCCAGTGCGAACGTCGCAGCGAGCGAAAACTGACCAACAGAGATCCAGACCCAATCGGTGATGCTCACAGTGCAGCCCCCGGGTCGGTGTCGTCGTCCTCGAGCAGCGGCCACCGCTGTGCGTTAGCCGCCTCGGCGTGCTCGTAGGCAACCGCCTGCTTCACCAGCCGAGTCTGCAGCTGCAGCACCAGGTCCGCAGTCTCAAGCAGCAACGCTGCCCCGAAGTTCAACCGGGCCCGGCTGGCTCCGTCGCTGGCCTTGGTCACGGCGGCCTGCGCCATCGCATCGGCGTAGATCCGCAGGCTGGCAACGATCTCGTGCGGACGCATGCTCATGACACCACCTCGATGTTGCGGGGCTTGCCCTTCACACGGCGGATGAAGCCCTTCTTCTCCAGGGCGTCGAGATGCACCGTGGCGGCGTGCGGGCTCTTCGCACCGATGGCCGAGGCGATCTGCCTGCACGTCGGGCTGTACAGGGCCATGTTGGCCCTGATGAAGTCCAGCACTTCTTGCTGGCGAGCGGTCAGCCGCTCCTTTGCGGTCTGCGTCATAGATCCTCCTCCTTGAGTTTCAGAGTCGATGCAAGCGCGGCGACTTCGGCTGGCCGCCGGTACGGGGCCGGGCGGTACTCGTCCTTCCACGCCTTTGGCGGCGGCTTCTCGTCTGGACGCCGTCCCGGCTCCCGGTTCGTCCCGCCCTTGTCCTGCGAGCGGGTCAGCCACGACACCACGAAACGCCGCCAGTTGCTTTTGTGTGCCTTGGCGGGGTTCGCCCGCAGCCAAGACGTGGCCTTGGCCAACTCGGCCGCCAGATCGCACGCTGGGTACGCCAAACGCCACTCCTGGCGGTCGGCGTCCGTGATGCCTTCCCAGCCAGCCGCAGGCGTCCACCGGATCGGGTCGGACGGCTGCGAGCGTGTCCGGCGTTTCGCCGGCACGGTCGTAGCTACCGGCGCAGCCGGTTGCATTTCTTCTTCTTCTTCTCTTCTCTTCTCTTCTTCTGGTGGCGCTTGTGTGGCGCTCAGTGCGCCACGGGAGCGCATCATTCGGTTCTTCTTGAGCGCCCGTGTCTTCGCCGGCTGGCCGTTGTGCCGCTCAAAGTTGCTGAAACGCACGCCAGACTCGGTGATCTCGAGCCAACCTGCGTTCTGCATGGCGGCGGCGAAGTTGGCCACCCCGGCAAACTCGTCCACCCATTCAGCGTCAAGCCCGGCGGCCAGGCCGTCTGCTGTGTGCGTGTCGGCCCACGACCACAGGCGGTGCAGCTTGCCGACGACGGCGTCAACGTCCAGGCCCGTGGCACGGCGGATGCGAATGACCGCCGGGTCCGACGCCAGATCGACACGCATCTTGATCCACTCACCGGCCATCAGATGAACACTCCAAAGCCTTTAGCGCGTCATTAAGGGCAACATGAAACCATTCATCTCCGCCACCGGTTTTGTGGTCATTGAGCAAACGTTTAATCTCGCTCTCAATCTCCACGGCCTGCGTACTACTTCTGCAGCAAAACCACGCAGCAACCGTTAAACGGCCTGCATTGCCTGTTTGCAAAGTCACAAGCCGTGCTTTTAGGTTGTTCGTTCGCCCAACTTTGACGTGCCCCCAGGCGTCGTAAAGGAGATAGACGACGAATCCGGTTGGCAATGCTTCTCGGATGGGCATGTCAAAAAGCCTCCGCTTCGGAGTGCAGTTCAATCGCACCATCGACTTCCGCAAGAAACACCGACACAGGGACGAGCCGAAAGACGGTTACGTTCCGCTGGTCTCTATGCGGCACAAGCTCCCGAAACTGTTCAATCCGGCGCCGAGGAATGTGCGTCATATTCTCCATCGACTTGACGCACCCGTTGGCCCAATGACGAAGAGCACCCATTCGGCAGCAGTACGCCACGTGCCTGTCATTAAAGGCGTAGATCAACTGCACGTGGTCGGCGTAATGGCTTAGCCATCCAGGCACAAAGTTCGGCTCGTCGCTCCAGACTTCAATCGCAAGGTTGCCTGTGTACCTGCGCTCAGACTTCAACTCAGTTGGAAGTACCAACTGCGTCTCTGCGTTCTTAGCCCAGTAGTCGCCGTGGCGATGTTGCATAGGAATGCCACGGGGCACAGGCACGATTTCAAAGTCCTTGCCGTGCACTTTCTTGAGATGGGTGCGAACAAGCTCGTACGCCCACGATGCCGCGTATTCTTCGCAACTCATAACGGCTTCCATTCCGTTTTCTCCAATCGACAGCGTTACGCAGCAGGCTCATCAAACAACGGACTGCGAGAAACTTCGTTGCCGTACACCATCCAGTTGGGCACGGTCTCGCGTCCGTAGAGCTCGAGGTACGGCCCGTGGCTTACTGACTCAACAAGCCTGCGAACGTCTTTTGGCTTCTTGCTGTGTGCCGTGCGGTCAAACTGCCCCCATGACATGCAGTCGCGCCGACGAAACTCTGGCTTTCCGCGAATGCCTAGCAGCATGAACTCGTGCGACACCCGCCAGTAGTTGCCGATCCCCATCTGCGGCTTCACCCACACAAAGCACGACTTGTATTCAAAGCCCCACGATTCCATGACGCGCTTCGCATCAAACAAAAAAGCGTTGGTCGTCCATAGGTGAAGGTGGCAGTCGTCATCCGCCAACTGGCTAACAGGCTCTTCACAAATCTCGTCAACGGTCATCGTGGACTTGTACGTGTCCTCGACATTGGCCCTGGTCGCCTTGTTGCTGTAGGCCCAAGGAGGATCTGCGTAGATGCAGCCGTAGCGAAGTCCACGCTGCACGAGCTCGCCCAGGTCGGCCACAGCGCCGGACTCGTACTCGTCGATGCTCGTCTCGGCCGCTTCCGGCTTGAGCTTGGCCGCCAACTTTAGAGCGGCGGCCTGCGTCATCTCCTCGCCTGCCTCGCGGCACGAGGCGATCCACGATTCAAACTGGTCTGCAGGAACTTTGGCGATTTGCTGAAATCGACTCGACTGCTTTCGTTCAATCCCAAGGTCAGTTAAATGTGACATCGCGTCACATTTTCCTGGCCTTCCCTTCCCTCCAATCACTTTCGGAAGCATTTCGCCAAGTTGCCGCTCGGCCCGCCGCACAATCTCCATGCCCTCAAGCACGGCCTCGGCACCCACGTCGCGCCGAGACTTAGCCAGCCTGACGGCAGCCTCGCCAACGTCTCGCACAGTCTTTAAGTCTTCAACGGTGACCGCCTCTGCCAGCTGCCGCCTAGCAGCTGAGCAGAGAGCGATCACCTTGTCCTTGGTCTCATCCATGAGTAAGCCTTGAGAGATGGTCTACAGATGTGGACGCTCGGCCCTAGTGAATAACGGGCGGCAGGGGAAATGCGTTCTCGTTAGTGGCATACAGCCTGCTAATGGGCCTGCCATCGAGAAAAGCACGAAGTGCAGAGCACGACTTGAGAAATAGATCGTTCCTGGCGTGGTCGCCCTGGCCATAGTCCTTCTTCATCAGGTAATCACGCAGACGAATAGCTGCGTGGTCAGCTGGATCAGCAGCAGAACCTGTAGCAAGAATGGCCAGGAACTGAGCCAGCCGCTTGTGGCTTTCCGTAAACCACGCAGACGCTACGGCAGCAACCGCACAGGCATGCAGCCGCTTATTGGACGAGTAGGCAAAGTCGATCGCCTCGGCGAAGGCGTCGTAGAACTTTGCGAACTGCTCCGGCCGCAGTCGTCGCTTCGACCACCGCTCGCAGTTGTCCGAACGCTGGACGAAGTACTGGTTGATCATGCAGACGCATGTGGCGACCGTCCTTGTGTCAGATTTGACGCCACGGAAGTGAAGGTGATCCTTGTTGTTGCGGGGAATGCCTCGGTCGATGGCGTCTGCGTTCTCGAGCGGCATACCACGAGTGACGTTTACCCAAACCCCAACGTCAGCCTCGACGATTGCGTTGAGCCTGTGCTGGCCGTCAGCCAGAGTCCCGTCCTCGTAGAACGCGATCCCCTGATGGGTAACCCGCCATGAACCTGACAGGATGCACTGCCGAAGGTATTCAACGTCGGTTGGCCGCAGGTTCCTGTTGTTCTCGTTGTGGGACAGCCACTCAAACGCCATTTCAGGAGTCACAAACTCCTTAGTGGTAACCATGCCGCGAGCCTGGGCCCGGCCATTCAAAGTTGCATTCGTCATGTCAGCGTCCTTTTTGCTTCTTTCCATCGACATCATCAGACGCACGTCAACGAGACCACGTCCTTGTGTTTTGGCCCCGTCTCGTGGGGCACCCGGCGTCGGCCTTGGGTATGGAGTGCAAGCCAATCCGACGCTGCGGCGATTACGAAGGGATTCACCGCAACCCTGCCCGCCGGCTGTCGAGGCCGGTTCACGCCACGGGCCTGGCGTTATTCCCACTGGCTCTTGTTGCTGTGCGGCGGCTCGTTGAACTTGATCGCCGGCGGCTCGTACTTGTGCAGCCGATTCAGCACCTCGTTCAGTTGCGTCCGCAACTCCGTGATCGTCTTGAGGGCTCGGTCGTAGTTGCCCCCGAGCTCGTCCACGTACGCTGCAGCCCGGGGCCGGTTGCACCGCTCAAGGAACCCGGCGATGTCATAGGCGGTAATCGTCAGCGGCTCGTGGCTCTTGGCGATGTTGGGATCGAAGCGGCTTCTCACGATGCCACCTCGTGCTCGGCGGCCTCGTGGGCGAAGTCGGTGCCGGTGTCCTCGGAGCCGATCAGCATCTCGGCCTTGTGGTGGATCAGGGCCACGAGCTCGTCCTTGCCGGCCTCGCTGAAGACGCCCTCGGCGTGTCGCTTGTCCACCAGCGACCGAATCGCGTCGAGCATCTCGAACGTCGTGGCTCGGCTGACCGCCAGGCGGGCCTTGCTCATGGGATCCTCGGGCACGACCGGGGCCACGGGCGTCACCTTGACAACGCTCGGCGTGGCCGGTTTGGCCGCTTCTTTGGCCGCTTCGTTGGCCGGATAGTCCTGGGCCTCCTCGGCCGTCACGAGGCCCTTGAGCACGTCAGGGAACGCATCTCGCAGAGCGAAGCCTCGGGCACGCAGCTGCAGCATCCGGCGTGGGTACTGCGTCCACGGGCCGCTCTTGCCCCACAGGCCCGCCTTCTTGGCGTCCACGACGCTGAACCGGGCCACGGTGGGCTTCTCATAGCCCCGCCGCTTGGCCTCGCAAGTGGCCACCATGGCCTCGCCGTCGCCCTCGATCTGCTCTCGGACGTACTCGCAGACCGGGCTCGCCATGGCCACGGCCAGGGCGGCGTCACCCCAGATCGCCGGCCGCCCGTTGATGCAGGCGATGTTTTGCAGGCTCTGCATCGGGCTCAGGCCGATCTCGCTGCCGTGCTGAATCGCCAGCAGGCAGGACTCGGGCTTGCCCCTGAAGTCCTTCGGGGCGAAGTCCGACTTGGCCACCATGGCGGCGAAGCGGAAGGCGTCGTCGAACGTGGCGAGGGCCAGCCCCCTCGTTGGCGTCGTGTTTGTGGAAATCTCCGTGGTCATCTGCCGTGTCCCTTTCTGCGTTGTGAAAAGCCCGCTCGGCGTCCTGCTCTGCGGGTGGTCAGTGCGTCCTTGCAACCCCGGTTCCACCGGGCTCCTTCCGACGACTAGCTCCGCTGGCCGCCGGTCCTTTCTTGATTCGCGAATCGCGAACTAGTGCGTCACGTCCCGGGCCGAAACGGCGAGCCAGCCGCCGCCCACGTCGAGCGTGAGCCGGTCGCCATCGGTCCACTCGATGCGCCCCTGCCACCGCTTGCCGGCGGTGCAGCCGCTGACGAAGTCGCCGACGGCGTAGGTGCGAGCCGGTGCGGGGCTCTGCGTCTGCTCGCCGAGGCCGGCGATGGCGGCAAGGTATTCGTTTTCCGACGGGCTGCTGGGGTTCGTGATCATGGGGGCTGTCTCCTTGGGTGGGGTAGTGTACGGCTGTCCACTACGCGGGCAAGATGCTGTACGAAGATTCCAGTTCTGCGGTGTTAGTCCTCCCCTGTGCGGCGTGCCGCTACCGTCACTTCCGTGGATAGGGTAGCGTTAGCGTCACTTCTGTCAACCAAGAAACCTGAACGGGATGGCGGCCAGCAGTTCAAGCAGGTCGTGCAGGGCTCGAGCAGCCGGTGAATCGGTGCCGAGCTCCTGGCCGATGCGGATCAGGACGAGCGACTGCATGGCGTGGTTCCAGTGGCGGTTCATTGCGTGGCCATCCTTGGCCCGAGAATCCTGTGAGCGATTGCCACCCGTTTCGCAGCTGTCGGCAGGCCGGGTGGCCCCACCCTTGGTTTTTCAGCGGTAGTACGTGACCCGGTTGCCGACGGCGTTGATAGTGCGGCGCGTTCCGTTAGCGAACACCTGAAGCAGCAACGTAGAACCCTTGACGCCCTCGATGATGCATTGGCGAATGATGCCGAGATCACGGGCCACGTTCACGCCGACGCCGAGCTCCTGAGTGACCGTGTACTTCCGGCTGTTAAGCGTGATCGTCTCCATGTTGCTGACTCCCGGTTAGCGGCTGCGAGTCTCATTCGCTCGCATGCCCCTAGTGTAGCGTTATCGTTACTTGGGGCAAGGGGGCTTCAAAAGATTTTTTTAGGTGCGGTTTTCCCCGTGGATTACTGGGGTTTCCGCTTACGCTTGGGCTTCGGATCAGCCGGCCGCTCGTCCTTCCGCAGGTTCGAGCGGGTGGTCAGGCTGGCCTTGAGGGTCAGCACGTCGGCCTTAAACACCAGCCACGCCCGCTCGCCGGCCTTCCAGCCACGCAGCCTGGTGTCCCCTTCGCCCAGCAGGCGACGCAGGTAGCCCTCGGTGCAGCCCGCCAGCTTCACCGCTTCGGCAATCGTGATCCACTCTTTGTCCGGGCTCGCCAATGCAACCATGCTCCCATAGTAACGCAAGCGTCACCTGCGTCAAACCGACTCGCCTTGCCGCTCTCACTCGAATCTCTGTACAGTATCGCAGCCGGCCGAAACCGGCGATCTTTCTAGCGGATGGGGTGTAGTTCGTGATTGTGTACACCTGTACAGATGGGTATGCTTGGGGCAAAACAAAAGGTGCTTAGCCATGACACTCAGAGAGCTCTTTTTAGATCGGATTGCCCCCCTGAAAAACCTGAGCGACCGGAGCATCACGATGTACTGCTCCACGCTGGACAGGTTCGCAGATTACCTTGGCCACGAGCCTACCGTGGACGACCTCGACGACCTCGTGGCGTCGAAGTTCCTCCGGTGGCGGGCCGCCACGGTCCACGACAAAAAGCGGGGCCTGATCTCGCCGGCCAGCCTGGCGAAAGACTCTGCCCACCTCCGCAGCCTGTGGACGTGGCTCGCCAAGAAGCGGTGGAAGAAGTCCAACGGCGATCTGCTGGAGTTTCCCGACTACGCCCGGCCGAGGGTGCCGAAGCCCGTTCCGAAGGCGTACAAGGCCGATGAGCTCAGCCGGCTGATTCAGGCCGCCCGGCACCGCAAGGGGCTTGTGGCGGGCAAGCCGGCCGCCTGGTACTGGATCACGAAACTGCTGGCCATGTTCCAGACCGGGGAGCGGATCGGCGCGGTGCTCGAGCTCCGGTGGGCCCAGGTCGATCTGGAGCAGCACACCCTGACGTTCCTGGCGGCCAGCCGCAAAGGCCACAGAGAGACGATTACGCGGCCGATTACCCCGGCCCTGTCTCAGATGCTGGCGATGCACGCCGGGGCTCCCAGCGAGCGTGTGTGGCCCTGGCGGGACGACCGGGAGATGCTGTCCTGCTACGGCTCGCTCAAGGTGCTGTGCCGCACGGCGGGCGTGCCGTACAAGCCGTTTCACGCCATCCGCAAAAGCACGGCGTCGTACCTGAAGCGGGCCGGAGTCTCGGCCAAGAAGCAGCTTGGGCACAGCAGCGAGGAGATGGCGGAAAACCACTACTACGACGAGGAGATCACGGGCCGGGAGTCCAACCTCGACCACCTGCCAGACATCACGCAGCCGCCCCCCGGCGGGCCCGGGAAGCCACGGTAGCCCGGGGAGTGAGCGCATGCTGCCGACCTAGAAAACACGGCAACCGCTGGATGATCACGAAACCGATTTCGGGATCATCTGTGGCAGGCACAGGGCGAGCGACGGCGTGGAAAGGGTGAAACACGCCGCCGCTCAAGCCCTGGCCTAGGTCATCTGTCGGGCCAACATTCGTAATACGCCGACTCGCCGTGCCTGGCCCGCTGCACAGCCGCCTCGCCCTTAAGCCGGCTAACCTCCTTGAGCAACCGCAGGACATCGGCGGCCAGCGTGCCGCTCGTGCCGGTGTAGGCACCGGAGAACTTGCGAGCACGCAGTTCGGCCTCCAGCAGGTAGGCGTCGGGAAGCGGCTCAGGCACGATTCGCCTCACGCAACTTCAGTAGGCAGATGAGCGACCAGTTGGCGGCGTCGATCAGAGCGTTCTCATAGTCCACCGGCTGGCCGTTTGCGTACCGCTGCATCCGCACGACGCAGTCGGACAGATCGCACAACGCTCGCCGCCAGGGCTCCACGCCGCACTTGGCCGACGCCGTGACGTTCTCGAACGGATCCGTGGCACCGCCGTATTGGCTGGTCTTCTCGTAGTGCAGCTGCCGCAACTCCTCGAGCAGGTCGAGAAACGGCAGCGAGCCGGGCCGCTGCTCGTGCTGGATGCCGTCGCCCTTGAGCCGATGCTGCTCAAGCAGGTGCTCGATGTAGGGCTCGTCGGCAATGCCGTCCCACTCGACGTGTTGCGGTTCCTCGCCTTCCGCGACATGTGGCAATGGTTCTGTCGCCGGCTGCGACACGTCGTACCACTGCTCGTGCGGTCTGCCTGCGGCCTGGGCGTCGCGCCGCTGCTGCACGGCCTGGCGGAGAGATTCGTTGGCGGCCTCAATGGTCGTCGTCATGGTTTTCCCTTTTGGAATCTGGAAAATCGCAATCTGCGATACGAGTCAAGCCGACCGCACCGTGCCGTCCTTCATCACGCGATAGTTCTGCACGTCGAAGGCCCCGCCTTTGTGAACGGTGGCCATGGCAAACCCATGGTTCCAGCGGTTCACGACCGAATACTCGGGCCGCAGGTCGCACAGGCACCCGGTACTCCAGCACGCCGTCTCGTGGTGCCACATATCAGACTCGGCGTGATTGCTGGTGCGGTGCGAGTGGCCGACGAGCACCGTGGAAAGAGTCCGCAGGAACGCTCCACGGGCGACGTTGACAGGTGCCGCCATGCCTTTCGGCAACTCATGGCCGTGCAGCACAGGAAGCTTGCCGAGCATCACGGGCCTCTGGTCATCCACCATCGTGACGCCTTGGGCATCCAAGTCGAGCCACGCGCACAGGCTCATACGCGGGTCGTCGCTGATCTCAGCCGCATGCTGATAGAGCCAGTGCCGCCACCTGTCTTCATGGTTCCCAGTTTTGTAGACGATGGGAATCTTTGGGAACTCTTGCCGTAGCCAAGCTATGAACGTCCGCACGGCGTCGAGTTCGCCCTTGAAGTCCCGCTGGGCGGGATCCTTCATGTACCTCGAGATGGCGTAGAAGTCGGCGATGTCTCCATTCATCAGCAGGCCGGCTAGGTTTTGCTCCTTGAGAAAGCCAATGGCCGCCGCCACGGCGATCTCGGAGTGGTAGGGCACATGCACGTCGCTGATGATGCCGACGGGGCCGAGCACGTCCATGACGTGCGGCGTCCACGACTCGGCCAAGCTCTTCGGCATGGCCCTCTGCTCCCCGGCCTGCCGCTGCTGGCGTGGTGCCACGGGCTTCACGGTCTTGCGGGAGCGATTGCCCTGGACGCCGAACTGCCGGCCAATCCGCTTGCGGGCCTGCTCCAGCGTGATGGCCCCTCGGGACTCACGCACCAGGCGGCGAGCCAGCGTGCGAGCCGGTGCGTCTGGATGACGCTGGCAGAGTTTCTTCGCCATGTCGGTGATAACGTCACCTGCCATCCTGCACCTCCCGGTAGCCGAGACTCCACAGCACCTTGGCAATGTCCTTGCCTTGCTGCTCGACGTGCTCCTCGCTCTGCGTCGGATTCAAGGCGTGCAGCAGTTCATGCACCAGCACCTCGAGCTTCTTGCGGCCACGCATGCGGGCGTCGAGGATGATCCTGGGGTGCTTGGCCTTCTGCGAGAACGTGTAGCCGTAGGCCGCACCCTTGAGCGTGGTGAAACGCAAGAGCCACCGCTCGTCGCCGTTCAAAGTGAAGACGTGATCGTCGGCCACGGCGTGCCCTTTCGCTGCTTACCGTAGCCGACCGGTCAACTACTGGACGATGTCTTCAGCAGTAGTTTGCCTAGACGCAAACGACAAAAAATGATTTTGGCTAAATGAAAACTCGCGCTTCACAAACGCAAACACGTTGCGCCACTTGCTAGCAGTTCCGTTCACTGAACCGCCGGTGCAAGGCTGAAAAGTCGTCATGTTTGCGGTGGCGGTAGTGTTGCCCGAAAAGTCCTTCATGCCGCAGACATAGAGATGACTGCAGTCAAAATCGAAAGCACCAGGCAGGTCCGTGCCGGTGCGGACTGCCAGCGTATGCAAGCCGCTCGCTGAAAGTGACGTAGCTTGGAAATAGACGGTGTCGGGCGACGGAAGCAGCTGCACCGTGTCGGCCACGGTGTGTTCCGTAGAGCCAATGCCTAGCTGTCCTGCAGCGTTGACGCCCCACGCAATGACGTTGCTATTGTTTGAATGCGGGCTATTGAGAATGCAGAAAACCTGCGGCCCGGTGTTGTACACGTGGCCTTGGTTGTCGCCGTTGCTGCCAACAGCCGACACCACGTCATCCAGTTCGCTAGGGCCAGGGGCATAGACGCCTTGCGAGAACTTGACATTTATCAGCCCGACAGGCTTTGCCGTGTCGCGCTCAATCGTCCCATTTGATGCGTGCACGTAAGGCAGATTTCCTGAGTGCACAAACACCTTGGACGTTCCGCCTGCTCTCTGTACTGCGACAAGTCCGTTTCGGTTTATGTGGTCAACAGATTCCCATTGGTTGTCAACACTAAGCGTCGCAATGTAGGTAACGGTTGTGTTGAGCGCCGTAGGCGTCAACGTGATGGTGGGTGGTGCTGTATATCCCCACGCGGGAGAGAATCTGACACGCACTTCCGTATCTGTACTTGAGGTGGGAGCAACATCACTGGGGAATAGCTTTTGCGTTTGTCCTGGCGACTTATCTATGTCCAGGAACAATATCGTGGACGTTGACAGAGTCCACGGACGACTCGGCCTTAGTGATTCGATGAAACCCTTTACTTGCATCTCAGACGTAGAAACTGGGTACTCGGCAAACCCATTGGGCCCGTTTCGGACCCAGAGCGTGCGGTCGTTGCGTATGGCCGCGATAGCTCCTCCGTTAGAAAACAACGTGGCGTCATGCCATGTTTGCGTTGACAACGGAACCAGCAGCGACGCCTCATTTGCTGTTGCTGTTGCAGAATCAAGCAGCAAGTTGGAGATGGCTCCACTTCCGTAAATCTTGCCCTGTTCCGTCAGAGCAATAACTGAACGGTTTTGCACGCATACTTTTTTCCATTTGTGCAGTTGCGTGCTCGCCGCACGTTCGTCTGCCGCAACGATGTGAACTGGTCGCGTGAATATGCTGTTGCGGGGGTTGCCTACTGACTCGCCGACTAGCAAGAATGGCTGGCCCCAGCCCGCCAAGTCCCCGTTGTCTCGAACGGCAACAGCAAAACTCCTGTTGAGACCTTGCTCGCGGTAGTCGCAGTCCAGCGAGCGAAACGATTCAAAAGACTGCTGGGCCGTGCCAATGCGGGCGAGTGAGACAACTGGCTCCGTTGTAGAGGCGTCGTGCACTGGCACGTAGTTTCTGCTTGCTCTGCCACCTTCGGATCTCCTGCCAACTGCAAGCAGTGCGTTGGCGGGCACAGTAGTGGTAGGCGTCCCAGGGTTGCCCCAAGAAAACACCCGTGGATTACCCTTGCCACGCAGCATTACGACTCCACGTCAACGACCGTGAGTAGCGTGCCGATTCTTTGCACGGTGAGCAGCACGCCCTGTGTCGTGCTTGTCCCAGAGCCCGTAAATCCTGGGATGATGGCAAACCTGTTGACGGCCATTGCGGTGTCACCAGACGCGACTATTCCGGTGGTGTTTTGCACCGCAAGATAGATCTGGCGTTGGGTGTTCTTCGTCCAGCTGGTGGTGGCGGTGTATCGTGCAAACCGCAGTTGACTTGGCACGGATGCACTGGGGATACGCTGAAAAGTCAACGGCGAAGCCGCCGGGGGCGTCAGTTCGGCCTGACGCACCACGCCCGCAATCCGCTCTGCGGATTCCCGGGTGAACTGCACGGCGTCGAATGGGCCTTTTTTGCGTGCCATGTCAGGACGGCGGCGTACCGAACAGCGTGGTGAAGTTGGCCACCTGATTCACTCGACGCTGCAAGACAGCCGGCTGGCCGCTGGTCTGGTTGCCGCTGCCGTCCAGGCCGACAGGGTTGGCCGACGCCACCCACTCGCCGTTTTCAAAGTCGAACACCATGGCCCGCCGCTTCTGGCCGCCGCTCAAATAGTTCCAGCCCACGTCGGGCAGCTGCAGAACCCAGCCGGTCTGCCGGTACATGAGCTCGATCTGAGTGGCCCAGTACGGGTAGTTCACGCCGTTGAACGCCTCGATGGTGTACGTGGAGTTCACGCCGGCACACTTCCAGCTGTACGCCGCACCGCCGAAGTACGTGCCGTCGTTGACCGTGTTGGTGGCGGCCATCTGCGACAGCGGGAATGCTGAGAAGTTCTTGCGGATCGTGGCCCGCACCATGGCCTCGTCGGTCGTGATGCCCTCGAAGTAGTCGTACGCAGAGTTGGTGAGTGGCCGCAGGTCGGCGTTGCCAGTGCCGTGGTAGTAGTACAGGGCCGGCACTTGGCTGGGCTGTGCCTCAAAAGACCACTCAGCGTCTCTGTCGGTGGGTACCTCTAGTTCGTTGGGCAGCACATTGCCGTACTCAGCAGTGAGCTCGACGTGATACGGCGAGTCGCCAAACCTCTCCGAAATCGTCACCTTCCGCAGATTGAACGCCGGCAAACCAGGATGCACAGAACCAAAGACGCCAAGTCCGCACTCCGTCAGCAGGTCCGTTTCAGAAGGCGGGTTTCCTTCAAGGGTGTCGTTCGTCAGCGTCACGGCGAAACGCCTGATGGCACGGGGCTGTGCGCTCAGTTCGTTCTCGAACGTGCGAGACAGTTCGACGTGCGATGCAACGCCCATTACCGTGGCTCCCCAAATGACGAGTAGCCCACAATGGCCACCGGCTGGTTGAAGTAGTTGCTCGCCGCTTGGCCGATGCCGGTGGCGATCCGCTCAAGCAGCTTGGTCTGCAACCGCTCCTGAATGAGCCGGGGATCCTGGGCGTTGGCCGTCAGGTTCAGCACCAGGGCGGCACCCTCAGCGGTGCGGATGTCGCTGCCCGTGATGGTCTGCGAACCGAGCGTGTTCAGCTTGGTGAGCCGCTCTTCCTGTCGCTTGGCTTCGGCCTCGGCGGCCTTCTGCTGCTCCTCCAGCACCTTCTGCTGGTACTGAAAGATTTGCTCTTGCACACGCCGCTGCTCGTTGGCGGCGGCCTCAGCGGCTTGCTGCTGTTGCCGCTGGTACTGCTCTTGGGCGCGCAGGGCGTCTTCCTGCTGCCGCTTCTCGGCCGCAATGCGATCCTGAGCAGCCTTGGCCCTCAGCTTCTCGGCCTCTTCGATATTGCGGATCTCGTTGTTGAACAGTTCCTGCTGCCTGGCCACCTCTTGGCTGAACGCCTCTTGGTTCAGGATCCCGGCCGACGCCTGCTCCTGAGCCAAGGCAATGCCTTCCTGCAGACGCAGGGCAGCGTCAAAGCCCGCCTGGCCGAACTCCTGAGACTTGGCGATTAGGGCGTTGATGTTCTCGTCAACCGCCTGGAACGCAGCCTGGAAGCCCTGGCCGAAACCCTGCTCCAAGGCCAACTGCTGGTCTTCGAGCTTGCCCTGCAACTGGTCGAGCTCGGCCTGGCGGGCGGCTGCGGAGTCTGCGTCTGCGGCATTGCCGGCCGCACGAGCGGCGGCGAGTTGCTCCGACACCCGGGCCTGTTCACGCTGCACGGCAAGCAGATCCTGCTCCAGCTTCACGGTCGCACTGTTGGCCTCCAGCAGCCCGTCGATGCGGGCTCGGTCGGCGTCAATCAGTCGCCGCTGCTCGTCCTGCAGTTGCTTTACCTTGCCGATCTGGGCGTCGTACTCAGCGTTGGCGGCGGCTACACCACGGCGAAGCGTCTCTTCGTTGATGACGCCCGCCTCGAACTGCTGCCGCAGTTCTTCGAGCTTGTTCTGGAACTGCAGTGCGGCGTCAAATCCTGCTTGCCCGAACTGGGCGGCGTCGTTGATCGCCTGCGATATCTCGGCCCGCAGACCGGCGACGGTGGCCTGGGCATCCGCCTCAATCTGCAGTTCGATCTTGGCGTCGTTCTCCAGGCGGTCGATCTCGTCTCGGAACGCATCGCCAGCACGAGCGGCAGCACGCCGAAAGGTTTCTTCGTTGATCAGCCCGTCGTCCAGCTGTGCCTGCAGTTCTCGGATCGACTCCTGATACTGCAAGGCGGCGTCGAAGCCGGCCTGCCCAAAGGCGGCCGACTCGTCGATGGCGTCGCTCACGCTCTGTCGCACTCGGTCGAGAGACTTCTGCAACGCATCGGCCTCGGCCTGCGATTGCTCAAGCGAGTCGGCGATCTGCGACACGCCACCAGCCGAGCCGTCCGCATCATCGCCAAACTGACGCAGCGTCCTGCCGAGCAGGTTGAGTTGGCCCACGAGCGGGACGAGATCCACGAGGGACGTGGCGAGTGCCTGCGACGCCGTCTGATTCTCCTGAGAGAACCTGTTGACCGATGCAGTGATCTCCGTGAACGCCAGCGTTACGTTCGCTGCACTGTCAGCAAACGCTGCGGACGACTGGTCGGCGAAGCCCTTGGCAGCGATCGACGCCCTGTCGAGCTCGTCGCCGAACCGGGCGATCTGCTCTCGCTGCCTGTCAGAGATTGCGGCACCGAGCCGCTCGAGCTCTTCGCGGGCGGTCGCCAGTTCGTCAAACACCGGCAGCAGTTCAAGCCCAGCCTTGCCGAACAACTGCAGAGCAACCGCAGCACGCCGGGCAGGATCGTCAATCTGCAGCAGTGCAGCGGCCACGTCCGTGAACAGCTGCTCTGGCGTGGCGGAACGCACCTGATCGACAGAGATGCCCAGGTCGCCGAACGCCGACACGGCGGCACTCGATCCGGTGCGGGCATCATTCACCGACTTCAGAAAACGGTTGAACGAACTGCCCAACTCGTCAACGCTGGTGCCCGTCTTCACGGCGGCCACCTGCAGAACTTGGATGAAATCGAACGACACGCCGAGCCGGGATGCCAACTGCGTCAGCCGCTCCACCTCGGCCTCGAGCGTCAGCAGGTTTCTGCCGACGGCCACGGCCGCGGCCCCGAACGCAGCGGCGGCAGCAGCCGCGGCAGTGAACGGCGTGATGACTGACGCAGCCGCCGTGCCGAGCGAGGCGAGGTTGGCGTAGATGTCCCCGGTGAACACCCGCTGCAATCCCTGGGCGGCACTGGAGATGCCAGACAGCCGGCCGGCGATGTTGCCAAGCGGGCCGGGCAACACAGACAAGATGCCGCTGATCTCGTTGAACTTGAGCCCCTGCACCGCCGCCCGCTGCACTTCATCAGCCAGCGTGTCTGCGGATTTGCTGGCCCGTGCCAACGCCGCATCCGCCTGAGAAACGCCACGGGCGTACGTCTCGCTGCTGATCGCACCAACACGCACCAGTTCGTTCAGTCTGGCAATCCGCTCGGCGTGAATCTCTTGCTCTGTGCGAAGTTCTCTGGTGACTCGCACGCCCTCTTCAAAGGCGTCGGCAGTCTGCCGCACCTCTTGCTGCAGAGCCTCAAACTGCTTGGCGTATTCCTGAGCGTTAAGGCCGCCGGCGAGTTGCTGCGACAGTTCCTCAAACCGCTGATTCAGAGACGCCTGAGCCGTCGCCGCCGCCTGGCTGTCCTTGGCGAACTTGTCGAACACGGCCGTAGTCTTGTCGGCCTGCTGCCCCAGCTTCTCAAGGGCCCGCTCGGCCGGCGTGAGGTTCTTCACCACGCCAGAGGCGTCGGCGGAAACCTTCATCGCAAGTGAGAGGATGTTGGCCATGGCTGCTACTGCTCAAAGATGCCGGCGAGCTTTGCGAGCTCTCGGGCCATCTCCTCTGATGTCTGCGGTGGCTTCTCGGTAGGAACGAAATCGGACGCCTTCGGTGCCTTGCCTTTCTCGCTGTACGGTGCGAGCACGGCACTGGTGAGCAAGCCTGTCTGCTGCCACGGATCCGGCAGAGCGTGGTAGTAGCGGGTGAACGCCACCCACTCACTGAGCTCTTGCGAGTCCATGCGGCGAGACAACTCCCGCACCGTCATGCCTAGGTGCCCGGCGAGGCGGAAAAGAAACCTCCGCATCGGCCGGGTCTTCAGTTTTTTGCGAGTTCCTCCACGTCGCTCTCGGTCATGTTGTTGTGCTTCATGGCCCGCTCGAAGAGCTTCGACACCACGGCTGACGACTTCTTCGCCAGCTGCTCGATGCCCTGCTCGTCGAAGAGCCGCTCGCCGCTCTCGGGGTGGCACAGGCAGCGGGCCAGGTACTTCGTCCTGAAGTTGTCGATGCCTCGCTCCTTGTTGCCGATCCACTCCTTCTCGTAGGAGTCCCGCTCCTCGACGGTCATCACACGGATGCCGAGCACCAGCGGCTTACCGCTGGCGTCCTTCCACTCACGCACCGTAACCTTGAGCACGGACAGATCGTCCGAGGCGAGAATCTGGGCGGCGAGTTCCTGCACAGTCAGAGCCATGGCATCTCCTATGGTTGGATCCTTAACGTGACGGTGTACCGCGCCACGTCATTGGCAATGCCCTGGAGCGTGAACTTCTCGAGCACGGCGGTGCCGGAGTAGGCAAGGCCACCGCCCGCAATCGAAACCGCAGCACGCTTGGCGTACTTGGCCGTCGAGATGTTCGCAGTCGTCAGGCACGATATCTCTATAGTGCCAACGTCAAGCGTCCACGTACTCGCACGAGCCAGCGGCAGCGAGCCGCCGTGCGTCACACGCAGTTCGGTGATCTCACCGAATGACACGCCGTCCCACGTCGCCGTGACGCCCGTTGCGTATGTAGCCATGACGGGCCTCCGTCAGGCTTACCGCTCGATGCGGATCGTCACCTGGCCGCGGATGGCATCGTTGGTGGCGAGCGTGAGCGTGGAGCTCTGCACCGTGCCGCCCTTGCTCAGGAGCGAAGAGCCGCCGACGGTGATGGCCAGCGTGCCCGTGGCCTTGTCCTCGATGATGCTCTTGCCGACGTAGTCGAACTGCACCGTGCGGCCGGTGTCGCCAGAGGCCGAGCCGGCCAGCGGCAGGTCGAGAGTCTTGGCCGTTTCGCCAGCGGTCTGGCCCAGATGGGCCACATTGATCTTCTCGTCCTCGGCGGCCGGGTCCGCATACGAAACGACGATATTCGTCACGGTGTACTTCGTGGCCGTCGTCGGCCACGTCACTACCGTACCGGCACCATCATGCGGAGTCTCGAAAGACATCGTTCAAATCTCCTGCCAGAGGATCGAATACTGTTGGTTGACCGTGAGAATCGGCGGCAAGTCGCCTCCCGCCAGCTGCACCACGCCGTCCGATTCCGTGTCCAGAGACACGTTCCTGACGCTCACGTAGTTTTCCACAGCGGTCCCGTACCCATCCAGAACCGAGCGGCATCGGTCGGCGATGTCCCGGGCCTCGCCGTACGTCTCGGCGTACACGTCCACCGACAGCAGTACGACGCCCATTCCCATAGGGCCGGATAGCGTCTGCGTCCGCTGGATGCCCGTGCGACGCCAAGTGATGAACGGCAGATCCGCCGAGGCCGGTGCCACGACGGGGTAGACACGCTGGCCCACGACAGCCGCCACGGCGGGGTCGGCCACCAGGGCGTTGGCCAGCAGCTGCTCAGGTGACTTGAGTGGCATGGCTAGCCTCCGATGATGCCGCTGATGGTGCCGGTGCTGGACTGCGTAATCTTGGAGATGGCGGCCTCAATCGAGATGCTGAGCTCACGCCGCAGGATCTCGGCCACTTGGTTCTTGGTCTGCTCGTAGGCGGTCTGCACGGGCGGGCGGCCAGCCACACCACCAGGCCGAACTACCGGCAGGCGGATTGCCCCCTGGCCCTTCTTGCCCTTCATGAAAAAAGCGTAGGGCTGCGACTTGCTGCCGTCGGGGTAGATGTCGAACGGCCCACGGGCGGCCAGGCTGGAAGCGATGACGGCCCCCTGGCCCTTCACTTGGTGGGCACTGATGTTGGCCACCTTGCCAGACTTCATGCGGCGGGTGTGCGACTTTCGCTGGTAGGGCTTGTCCGACAGCTTGGTGACTTCCCGCTCCTTAGTGCCGAACTCCAGCCACCACTGATGAAAGCCCCGCTCCTTGCCAATCCGCACGCTGCCAGCGGTGGCGGTGCCACGCTCTTTCTGAGACTGCCGGTAGCCGATCAGGCCAACGGCCGCCCCGTCCTTCGGGTACTTAACCGTCTTGTAATGGGCGGCCCGCTTGAGATTGCCGGTGGGGCCCACGGGCGTGACTTCCCGCAGCCGCAGGTACGCCGGCCAGATGGCTTTCTCCAGGGCCGCCTCCAGCGTGTCGGCAAGCCCGGCACGGCCGTCTTGGCCGAACAGGTTCCGCAGCTGCTCGGTCTTTTGCTTCAGGTCGGTGGAGTCCACCGTGATCGAGATGAAGGCCACTAGATCGCCTCCTGGCACAGCAACTCATGCTCGGTGCGGTTGCCGTGCTCGAGGATGCTGACGATCTCCAGCGTGCGGCCACGCCACTGCAGACGCATCTGCTGCGTCAGTCCGGTCAGATACCGCATCCGCACCCGGTGGCTGGCCTCGGTCTGCTGCTGACCCTGCAGGAAGAACTCCCGGGCCGAGATGCCTTCGACGCTGGCCCAACGCTCAGCGAAGGTGCCCCACGTCTGCGTAGCCTCGCCCAGCGGCGTGCGGCTGTCCGTGGCCTGCTGCACCGTCACTCGCTCTCGGAGCCGGCCGGAGTCCATCAGTTTGGCCCCCACAGGATCAGCTTGTAGGTGCCAGTGCCAGCCCCAGCCGTCAGCATCGGCACGGGCTCGCTGTCGGCCATCTGCGTCACGGCTACCTCGCCGTTGGACGAGATGAGCCGCCACGCATCGTCGCCGCCGTCGTTTAGGGTGCGGCGGCTAGAGCCACTCCACGAAAAGGCCAGCTTCAGCGGCGAGCCCAGCGACACAAGCGAGCCGGCGGCGTTGCGGTACGTGCCGAAGTTGATTGACACGCTCGAGGTGCCAGCGGTGCCGGTGATTGCCACCGCCTCGCCCGATGCGTACCCGGTGACGGACTGCAGCGACAGCACTTTGAGCCTGGCCGTGCCAGACGTGTCGTGGAAGAGGGCGTCAACAGTGATGCGGCCGTCGATGCTCATGAGCCCAGCATGATGATGGTGTATCCAGACACGCCGCTGCGAGACGCAATCGTCGGCAGGTACTCAGTGCCAGCGTCGAGGTTGAACAGGTTCAGGACGGCGATGTCGCCCTCAAACAAAGTCGTCTCCAGTTGGTTTGCAAGTTCGGCGTCCCAGCGATAGAACGACAGTTCGCCAGACTCTGCCTTTACGACGGCCCGGTTGATCGCAACGAACGACACAAGGTTGCCGTCAGGGTCGCGGTACGATGTCGGCTGCAACGCAAGCGGCGTCGGGCTTTCGCCAACGGTGCCAGCGAGGATCGCCACCTTGCCAGCCGTGTACTCGTCTGACTGAGCCAGCGACAGGACATTAATGCCTGCGTTGGTTTTGTCGTGAAACAAGGCATCGACAATGATCCGGCCTTCAACGCTCATCGGTAGGATCCCCAGCGTTGCGAGTCGAGCAGAGACTTGACGCCAAACTCAATCTCTTTGCTGATGCTGCCGGTGAGAACGCTAGAGCGTGACTCGTACCAGTGCCCAACGAGCATCAGGATGGCGTGGCGGATGGCGGCTGGCACGCTCGTGCCGCTGGCCCCGTAGCCGGCCCACCACGTCACAGCCACGGCGTTGTAGTCGTCCAGGTTCGCCGGCCACGTTCCGGCACGCAGCTGCCGCACCACGCCAGGCGTTGAGTGGCGGTCCACCCGGTACGCCGTCGTGGACAGCGTGGCCGTGGAGTCGTCGCCCAGCGTGTAGGTGAGTGCCACCGCCGTGGTCGTGCCACTCGTGGCAATCGGCGGCCGGGGCAGCTCGATCTCGTAGGGGAACGAGTCGAGCCGCATCGTCCACTGCGTGTTGATCAGCGTGCGGTCCAGGTACTGCTCGCACCATTCTCTCGCAGAACTTACGAGATTTTGGATATAGGAATCGTCGTCGCTGATGTCCACACGCAGGTGGGCCTTGGCCTCGGATACCGAGACGGGCTCAACCGCCGGCGGCGTCGCTCTGGTCAGGCTGCGGTACTGCACGGGGGCGTCCTCGTTTCCTGGGCGTGGCGTCGGCCGTCTCGGCCCGGTGCTCGATGGCCGCCGTCTCGATGGTCTGCTGCTTGTCCTCGACGGCGATGCCTCGGCTGATCCAATCGTTCGCCATGCCGTCGGGAACGTCCGGCAGCACCTGGCCACGCTTGTAGTGCCGGTAGCTCATCAGCATCCTTATCTTCATGATTCACCCACCCTCCATGCAGTTTCGGGCCGCTTGCTCGTGGACGTGAACTCATTCGCCCACTGGAACACCGGGCTTGTCAGGTTGCGGCCCGGCCACGTCACGACGTACTCGCCGTGCCCCAGAACGACACGGGGCGAGACGAAGATCCGGTTGCCGCTCTCTCGCCAGTTCTTCCACCACCAGATGTCGGGATCTAGCCGGCCGTCGCCCCACGAACCCTCGGGGTCTGGCTTCGACCAGAACCACGGTTTCTTGGTTCGCTTGAGTGCGGCCGTGCTGATCACCGTGAGGCCGAAGTGGGCCGTGTCCACTTCTTGAATCGGCTCGGCAAACCACGACGGCGGCAGGCTCGTGTGCCCGGCATCCGGCGGCGAATCCAGCGTGCCCTTGAGCGTGAGCATGGGGCGGCCGTCTTCTCGCTTGGTTTGCAGCCCCGTGATGGCGTCACACTGGAAAGTCATGGCCATCGCAAAGAGCGTCTCCACGTCTTCCTTCGTGAAGAACGTGTCGTAATCAATCGCCAGCAGGTACTCGGCCTTGTCGATGAACTGCTCGAACACCCGGGTGTTCACCTGGTCCCAGAAGCAGCCCGTGCCCAGCGTCGGCCGGATGCCGAGCGGCATCAGGGCCTGAGCCCAGGCGAAGAAGTTGCTGGTAAACCCCAGCCGGGGCATCGACAGCACGGCCTCGACTCGGATATCTACCTGCGTGTCACCGACACGGACGAGCATGGTGGCCCCTCAAATGGAAACGGCTGGCAGAGCGTAGAGCCCTGCCAGCCGTCCACTGTGCCGCATGTGTCAAGCGATCAGCCGCTGACGAGCGTGCCGACGTTCTTGGTGGCCGCCGAGACCGGAGCCTCTTCGGCACGGCCCAGCCGGGCCACGCTGTTCACCGCCACGGTGTTGCCGGGCGAGGTGTACAGCGTCAGGAAGCGACGCTTGCCACGCATGTCCACGTTGAACCGAGCCACGTAGCCGACGTTCGCCCCGGTCGTGGTGCCAGCCGCCACCGTGAAGTCGGTGCCGCCCACGAACCCGCTGATGTTCGTCTGGCCGGTGCCGGTCACGTCGTGCTGCGTCAGCCGGAGCACCGGAGCCGCATTGCTGGTGGTCGCCGTGTACGGCGAGTACACCACGTCGATGGAAACGTACTCGTAGCCGAGGGTGTCGATCTCGTGGCTGTGGGTGGCCGAGGCCGCCACACTCGCCGCCGCCTTGGCGTCCGTCTTCGTTGCCGCAATCTGGATCATGGGAGCAGTTCTCCGTGGATGGAACTAGGTTCAGGACGCCGCAGTCTTCAGAGCGATCACCGGGCCCGCCTCGCTGGTCGAGCCGAGCGAGTGGAACACGGCGTTGGCCCGCACGATGCCGGTCACGAGCGTCTGGTCATACTCGACCAGCCGCTCCTGGCTGACACGCAGGGCGTAGCCCTGACGCAGGCCGAGGGCACCCGCCATGGCCATGTCGCCGAACAGCACCTTGATCTTCGACGCATCCGCACCGAGCGTGCTGTTCAGGACATGCACCAGGGTGACGGGGTAGCCGAGGAACGTGAGGCCGAAGCCCTGGGCCACGCTGGCGTTGCCACCCTGGCCGAGATCCAGCCGCTGCATCGCAGCGTGGTAGCCGGCCGGCGAGATGTACCACCGGGCACCGGGCAGGGCGTAACGCGGAGTCTTCGCCAGCACGGCAAGGAAGTCTTCCTTGTCGAGCGTCTCGAATCCCGTGTTGCCGGGGGCCGCCGTCGCCACGCTGGCGGTGTACGGAGCGGTGTCGATCTTGACCGCCACGCCATGGTGGCCGCCGAAGGCCGAAACGCCCGTGCCCGTAAATACCGCCTCGTCGAGCGCCTTGGCCACAGCAAGGCTGTGCTCCTGGGCGATCAGGTCGGCAATGCCGACGCCGTCGGCCCACAGTTCGTTGCTGATCTTCGTGGCCACGCCGAACTTCTGAGCGACCAGCTGCACCTGCGTGCCGGTCATGTCGCTGTAGGAGAACTCGCTGCCTTCGCCGAGCCACGCACCGGTGACGCCGGTGAGCCGCTTCGGGATCATCAGCGTGTCCGACGCCATCGAGAAGTTCTGCAGGGCCGTGGGGGCCACGCCGTACGTCTCGACGTTGCGGATGATCTCGTTCGACACCTCGTCAGGCACGGCAAACCCGCCGGTGCTGTTGACGCCTTCGACCATCGTGCGGCTCTCGACGCCGTGGTCAGCACACCACCGCCGGGCGTTGTCGTCGCCGGCGAACTTGGCACGCAGCCACATGCCGAAACGGTACGCCGTCTCGTGCGAGCGGAACGCCTTGAGCTTCCGGCCGTCCCGCACCGGCTCGATGCGATTCTCAACCGCACGCACCTCGGGGGCCGGCGAGCAACGCTCGGCCACGCTGCGGAGATTCTTGGCCGACTCGACCACCTTGACCTCGAAGTCGATCGAGGCGGCGAGCTTCTGAGCCCGCTCGGTCAGGCCGGTGAGCTCCGCATCACGGGACTCGAGATCAGCCTGGTTGTCGGTCTGCAGGGCCGTGAGCGAGTCAATCCGCTCGGCAACGTCGTTGGCTTCGGCGCGAAGAGTCGAGAGGCGGTCCATGTGTGATCTCCAGCGGCGTGATTGCCGATGGAGTCCACTGTGCCGCTACGCACCCGGCCTCTTGCAGAACCT